AAGTCAATTTTGGAAAAAGTATAGGAACTATACTGAATATAAAGTTAATGAAGTTGCTGAAGTTGAAGATAACTGTATTATAAACCTAATGGAGAATGGCATTGAAAAATTACATTGGTATCAAAAAGAAATATTAAGGCTATATACATTTGACTTTAACAAGAATGCAAAGGAGTTAAGTAGACAAACAGGCATACCTTATATGTCAATCATAAGAACTTTAAAACAAACTAAATCTGAACTTAAAAAATTTATTCGTAAATGATTCAAATTATAATAACAAGTGTCTGCGCATCATTATTTTTTAATACTATCCACAACCTACATAGAAAATGGAGAATCAATTTCAAGCCTTTCAGTTGTGGAAGTTGCTTGGCTTCATGGATTGGAATTGTACTATATTTCTCACCTGAATTGATTGTAAACATTGCAAGTGTATTGTTTGTATCAGGTGTTGTTGCTGCTATTACCGAAACTTTAATTTATAAGATATGGAATTAGTTGATAGGTTATATTTAAAAGAGCATTATAATAATTACGAAACTGCGCAAAGCGGTTATCTAAGAAACTTAGACTTGTCTATAATGAAAACTTATGAGGCAATATATAGAAGATACATAGACCCTAGCTTTATTTTGACTATATGGTGTGGGAATTGCCGTATGGATATGGTAGTTAGATTATACAAATACTATAATAGTTTACCAATAGAAAACCTTTTAGAACCAAAAAAGCGTGGTCGCAAACCAAAAACAAATGGCTAATTATATACACCCAACCGCAATCATAGGGGACAATGTTATACTAGGGGACAACAATTACATAGGTGCTTATTGTATTATAGGCGACCCTGCAGAACATAAGAAGTATTGGGATAAGCCAAAGGGTAAGGTTTTTATAGGCGACAATAATGTAATTACAGGATTAGTTACAATAGATGCAGGTACAGAAGAAACTACTATGATAGCCCATAATTGCTTTATAATGAAACACGCACATATAGGTCACGACTGCAAAATATTATCTAATGTAACAATTAGTTGCGGAGCAAAAATAGGCGGTCATTCAACCATTATGCAGAATTCAAACATAGGATTAAACGCAGTATTGCATCAGTTTAGCTATGTTAAAGAAGGTTGTATGATTGGAGCAAGTGCATTTTTTAAAGGCGAATCACAACCATATACAAAATATGCAGGAGTACCTGCAAGAAAATTAGGGGAAAATAAACCACGATGAATGCAATAATTTATTTAAACTATCAAGATAGAAACATTGATACTTTGTTTCACAACATTAAAAATGCAGGTAAGCATATAGACTTTATAAGCATAATTAATGAGACAGGTATTGCCTATGCAATTAACAAAGGGTTAAGGCATTTTAACTATGATTATATTGACTATGTTACAATTATGGGTAATGATATTTTAGAACCTGATAATTGGTTACTTACTAGGAATGAATATATGCAAGATAAAACAATAGGTATTTGCTCAATATTATTAGGTGGGGATAGTGGCGATTCTCTTGACATCATTGGGAACTATACAATATCAAAAGAAACAATAAATAAGCTAGGCGCATTTAATGAGCAGCTAGACCCATATGGAGCAATAGACTTAGATTATTGTACAAGATGCAGGACAGCAGGTTTACATACTAAGTATATACCAAATGCAAAAGCAACGCACATAGAACAGAACGGCATTGATGCGTATGGTTATAACAAGATGGATTTAGTTAAAAATACTTGGGGTTTACATACTTCAAATGTATCAGAATACTCAAACGGAAATAAATCATATTACATTGCATTATGAGAATACTAGCAATAACAAGCAAATTTAGTGGGGTCGGTTATCATAGAATTATGATGCCATTAGTTAATATGCGTAAAGACTATTGCTTAATTACTGATACCATTAATGAAGTAGTATTTGATAATAACTATGACATCGTAATATTTAATAGATTCTTAGCTGCAACAGATGCAAAGCTATTAGTTGAAATGAAGTTAAAGTATAACTTTAAATTGATAGTAGATAATGATGATTATTGGATATTGCCGCCTTCACATATCCTTGCACAAAGATACAGAGAAAGCAATATAACAGATATAATTACAGAGTATATGCGAGTGGCAGACCTTTGCACCTGTACACACGAAAGGTTAGCTGAAGAAATATATAAATACAATCCTAATGTAGAAATACTGCCAAATGCTTTACCTTATGGTGAGGAGCAGTTTCAAGACAATAAATTAGAATCTGATATGGTTAGATTGTTTTGGTCAGGTTCAGGTACTCACGTTCCTGATTTAGATATTTTACGCAACCCAATGAAGAAGATTAACTTCCCTGTTAGAACGGTTATTGCAGGTTACAATCTAGGTGAGAAACATTTGTGGGATAGAATGATTGGGGTATTTACTAATGGCTTAAAACTTAATCCAACTATATATGACTATTCTGAAGTAAGCAAATATATGGGTGCATACGCTGATTCCGACATTAGCATTATACCATTAGTAGAAAATAAATTTGGAGCAATGAAATCTAATCTAAAGGTATTAGAGACTGCAGCAAAGAAAAACCCTGCTATAGTTAGCAACGTGCATCCCTATAAAGATATGCCTGTATGCTATGTAAACAATCAACAGGATTGGTATAAATGGATTAAGTTATTAACATTTGATGAAGCAGCTAGGATAGAATACGGTCAGAAGCTATTTGATTACTGCAATGCTAACTTTAATCTTCACACTATAAATAACAAAAGATTCGCTATTTATAATAAATTGATAGGCAATGCCAATACACAAATGTAGCAATGGTAAGTACAGAATAGGTACAGGAGGTTGCGTATATGACACAGAAGAAAAGGCTGCTAAAGTATGGGCGGCTATTTTAGCTAGTGATAAATATGAAGAAACTTACAATGACTATCCTGAATCTGCTAGTAACAATGCAAAGAGGGCGTTAAAATGGGCTGATGAAAATGGTTGGGGTGAATGTGGAACTGCAGTTGGCAAAGCTAGGGCAAATCAATTAGCTAAAAAAGAAAACATATCTAGGGATACAATAGCAAGAATGGCATCATTTAAAAGGCAACAACAATATAAAGATGTGCCTTATTCTGAAGGTTGCGGTGGATTAATGTGGGATGCTTGGGGTGGTACTTCAGGTATTGAATGGGCAATAAATAAACTAAAGCAAATAGATAAGTAATGGAATACTATTTACAATTTGGTAACTTTAGAATATCATTAGGGGTATTAACTGAAACTATCCAATTAGGTATTTCAATGGGTTATTCAGTAGATGAATTTGCTCAATTACATAGGAGTTTAAACATAGGATTAATATTCATATCTTTGAACTTCATAATGTTAAATGAAAAAACACACTAAATTATATTTAGATTACTTTGGGTATGGCATAGAAGATTTTATTCCCTGTGAATCCTGTGGTGCAAAGGCAGTAGACATACATCACATAGAAGCAAGGGGTATGGGCGGTGATAAAAAGGCAGACAATATAAACAATCTTATGGCATTATGTAGGCAATGTCATTTAGTTATGGGCGATACTAAAACACACATGGAGTATTTAAAGAGCAAACATAAAGATAAAGTAAATGGCAAAAGTTAAAAGTGATTCAACAAAAGTTTCATTTGGTAAACGCAAAAGAGGACAAGCTAAGAAGTCTTATAACAAACATACACCAAAACCAAAACCTAGTAGGGGACAAGGCAAATGATAATATTACCTGCACAAATAGAAGGACTAACATCAAGAAAGGATAAGACAATTAAGGTTACCTTTGGCACACAGGAACTATCACCTGCTGATGCAGCACAGGTATTCCAATTAAATCAAAGGTTCTGTTACATAGCTATTAAAGAGGAATCATTCCAACAAGAAGAACTAGATAACTTAGACAGTATTAAAACAGACCTTGATACAAACAAAACCCCATCCCAAAGATTAAGGGGAATTTTATTTATAAACTATCAACAGAACAGTGAGGGTTATAAAGACTTTAGCACATACTATATAGCAAAGATGGAAATTCTTTGTGAGCATTATAAATCCAAATTAGATAAATAAACAGCACAACAGCAGCACAATGGCAGCACAAGATATAATAGAACATCAATTTTCTAAAGGACAATCAGGCAATCCTAATGGCAGACCTAGAAAATATGTCAGCCTGTTAAAGGAACAAGGCTATAAGCTATCAGAAATCAATGATAGTATTCAGGCTTTGATGTCTATGGATGAAGAAGAAATAAAATCAGTTAGCACAAATGATAAAGCAACTGTACTAGAAAAGACAGTAGCTAAAGCTATATTAAAATCTATGGGCAATGGCAGCCTGTATTCTTTAGATACATTACTCACTAGAGTATATGGCAAACCAAAAGAACAGATGGACATTAAGTCAGATAATAAAATAGAAGTAATCTTTGTAGATGGTAAAACCATTTTATAATGCAGATATTTCTACCTAACCCACACGCAAACCAACAAAGAATCTTAGAATGTGATAAGCGTTTTAGGGTGGTTATGTGTGGTCGTAGATTTGGTAAGTCAGAATTATCACAGATACTTTCTGTTACATATGCCGTTAAAGGTCTTTCTGTGGCTTATATAACCCCTACTTATGGACTAGCTAAGGT